TTCGTGATCCTCCCCTGGTTCTGGATACCCGAGGACAGCTTGGGCCTGCGTGTGAGGCGTGATCATGTTCCCTACGACGTATGGGAACGAACCGGCCACGTACAGACCACCGAAGGCAACGTGGTCCACTACGGATTCATCGAGGCCTTCATCGGCGAGCTCGGCAAGAGATACAACATCCGAGAGATCGCGTTCGACCGTTGGGGAGCGGTGCAGATGGTGCAGAACCTTGAGGGCATGGGCTACACGGTGGTGCCCTTCGGACAGGGATTCAAAGATATGAGCCCCCCGACCAAGGAGCTGATGAAGCTGGTATTGGGGCGGAGTATCGCACATGCAGGCCATCCGGTGCTCCGCTGGATGATGGACAACATTTTCATTCGCACCGACCCGGCTGGGAACATCAAGCCCGACAAGCAGAAGTCCACAGAGAAGATCGACGGCGCGGTTGCCACGATCATGGCACTGGACCGGGCGATCAGGTGCGGCAACGAAGTGCGCGAATCGGTCTACGAGGACCGAGGCATCCTCTTCATCTAGGAATCAGGAGATACACATATGGGACTCTTATCCAAGCTTGTCACCAGAACGCGTGACAAACCGCAAAACAGGACCAGCGGGTCCTCATACAGTTTTCTCTTCGGAGGATCGACATCCGGCAAGGCGGTGAACGAACGATCGTCGATGCAGATGACCGCAGTCTATGCATGCGTGCGAATCCTCGCCGAGGCGATCGCAGGACTGCCGCTACACCTCTACCGTCACGACGATGACTCGAGCAAACACAAGGCCAAGGATCATCCGCTGTACACCCTGCTGCACAGCGAGCCCAATGCGGAAATGACCAGCTTCGTGTTCCGCGAGACGCTGATGACCCACCTGCTGCTCTGGGGCAATGCGTATGCGCAGATCATCCGAAACGGCAAGGGCCAGGTTGCCGCGCTCTATCCGCTGATGCCCAACCGCATGCAGGTCGACCGCGACAAGCATGGCAAGCTCTACTACCAATACACCACCAGCGCCGAGGACGCTCCCACCATGCAGGGAAACTCGGTGGTTCTGGACGCCTCAGAGGTGCTGCACATACCGGGCCTGGGCTTTGACGGGTTGGTGGGCTACTCGCCGATTGCTATGGCAAAGAATGCCATCGGTATGGCGATAGCCTGTGAGGAGTATGGGGCGAAGTTCTTCGCCAACGGAGCAGCCCCAAGCGGGGTGCTGGAGCACCCGGGAACGGTGAAGGACCCTTCCCGCCTGCGCGATACGTGGCAAGGCCAATTCGGCGGCTCATCCAATTCGCACAAGGTCGCGGTACTCGAAGAGGGAATGAAATACACCCCCATCTCGATCTCGCCCGAGCAGGCGCAGTTTTTGCAGACACGCAAGTTCCAGATCAACGAGATCGCACGCATCTTCCGCGTCCCTCCGCACATGGTGGGGGACCTGGAGAAGTCCTCGTTCAGCAACATCGAGCAGCAGTCCCTGGAGTTCGTCAAGTACACACTCGACCCGTGGGTCATCCGCTGGGAGCAGGCGCTTTCGCGAGCACTGTTGGCCTCCGATGAGAAGCAGACGCATTTCTTTCGCTTCAACGTCGAGGGGCTATTGCGTGGTGATTACCAGAGCCGCATGGGCGGGTATGCCACCGCACGCCAGAACGGATGGATGAGCGCCAACGATATCCGAACGCTGGAGGACATGGATCTCATAGGCGACGAGGACGGAGGAAACCTCTACCTCATCAACGGAAACATGCTCCCCCTCTCGCGGGCAGGGGCATTCGCAGACAAGGTTACGGACACACCCCAGGAGGAGAGTAATGAAGAACAAGAAGTTCTGGCAATGGAAAAACCAGAGCGAAGACGAAGGCAGAGCGAGAATCCTTGAGCTTTCGGGCACGATCGCCGAGGAGAGCTGGTTCGATGATGATGTCACCCCCGAGCAGTTCAAGGATGAGCTGTTCGCCGACAACGGCGAGGTGACCATCTGGATCAACAGCCCCGGTGGGGATTGCATCGCAGCGAGTCGCATCTACGCGATGCTCATGGATTATCCGGGAGCAATCACGGTGAAGATCGACGGGATCGCAGCGAGCGCAGCTTCGGTCATCGCGATGGCGGGCACGAGGGTGCTCATGGCGCCCACTGCCTTGATGATGATCCACAATCCCATGACGCTCGCCTATGGCAACCATCAGGACATGCAAAAGGCCATCGGCATGCTGGATGAGGTGAAGGAAAGCATCGTCAACGCCTACGAGATCAAGACGACCCTCACCCGGGCGAAGATCAGCCACCTGATGGACAACGAGACGTGGATGAACGCGAAGAAGGCCATCGAGCTGGGCTTCGCCGATGCGATCCTCGAGGACGCAAAGAAAGCGTCCAATGAGGCCTCGTATGCGTTCTCGATGCGCACCTCGCAGCTCTCACTGATGAACAAGATCACCGAAACATATGCAATCGCAGAAGACCAGGAGCCACCTGAGGAAGGCACAACCGGGCTTAACGAGCTCGAGAAACGACTGAATCTCATCAAACCCCAATAGGAGAAGACACAATGGGAAAGATCAACGACATGCGTGCACAGCGCGCGAAGACCTGGGAACAGGCGAAGGCATTTCTTGATGCGAAGCGCAACGACAAGGGCATCCTGAGCGCCGAGGACACCACAACCTACGAACGGATGGAGGCTGAGATTGTGGATTTGGGCCACGAGATTGAGCGCCAGGAGCGCATCGAGGCGTTCGAGCGCGAGCTGAACGCACACGTGGGCTCTCCAATCACCAGCCGCCCCGATGGAGCACAGAAGGCTGAGAAGAAAGCAGGACGTGCTTCGGACGAGTATCGAAAGGCATTCTGGAACCACCTCAGACGCCGCGAGAACGCACCAGAACTGCGTAACGCATTGCAGGTGGGAACCGACACCGAAGGCGGCTACCTGGTGCCCGACGAATTCGAACACACCCTCGTGACAGCGTTGGAGGAGGAGAACCTGTTCCGCTCAATTGCCAGGATCATCCAGACTGCCAGCGGCGATCGCAAGATCCCCATTTCCGCATCCAAGGGTGAGGCGGCATGGATCGACGAGGAGGGAACGTATCCTGAGAGCGATGACAGCTTCGGGCAGGTGACCATCAGCGCCTACAAGCTGGGCACGATCATCAAGGTCTCCGAGGAGCTTATCAACGACAGCGTGTTCGACATCGAGTCCTACATCGCCACCGAGTTCGCCCGCCGCATCGGAGCCAAGGAAGAGGCAGCGTTCTTCACCGGGGACGGATCGGGCAAGCCTCTGGGAATCCTTGCCGCATCCGGAGGGGCTCAGATCGGCGTCAACGCGGCTTCCGCAACCGCCATGAATGCCGATGAGGTCATCGACCTGTATTATGCGCTTCGTAGTCCGTACCGCAAGAACGCAGTGTGGGTGACCAATGATGCCACCGTCAAGGCACTTCGCAAGCTCAAGGACGGCAACGGACAGTACATCTGGCAGCCTTCGCTGACTGCAAACACCCCTGATACCATCCTGTCCCGTCCGGTGAAGACTTCGGCCTACATGCCCGAAATCGCAAGCGGGGCCAAGACGCTGGCCTTCGGGGACTTCTCGTACTACTGGATCGCCGACCGCCAGGGACGCACCTTCAAGCGCCTGGGCGAACTGTTCGCCCCGACCGGACAGGTTGGCTTCCTGGGAAGCCAGCGTGTGGATGGGCGACTGATCCTCGGCGAGGCCGTCAAGGTCCTGCAGCAGAAGGCCTAAGGGAGGTTATTGATGTCATATAACACCAAGAACTACCGCGAGCAGGGCGGTGAGAAAACTGTAATCGGCGGCGAGGTGATCCTCGCTGCGAATGCGAAGGTAACCATCGATCCTGCGGCGATCATCGAAGGGCTGCCCAGTGGCAGCATCAATGCCGCTGCCAACCAGGCAGACAGCACGGCTACTACCATCGAGGATCTCGTGGTGGATTTCAATGCACTGCTGGCCGCCCTCAAGAGTGCGGGCCTGATGGCCAGCTGACAGTAAACGGATTCCAAGGATTTTTGGGGGCATCCCGGTGAAAGCTGGGGTGTCCATCACCTTGATGATGGAGGAAGCGCATGATCGCCAGCATCGCCATGTTCAACACCTACAGCGGCAACTATGAGGACTCTCCCGAGGCCGTGCAGCTCAAGGGCGCTTTCCTCTGTACTGCCGAGGATATCGTGACCTCGTACCTGGGCTTCGATCCAAAGCAGCGGGAGTATACCGATGTGGTTGCTTCGGGCTCGGGCTCCCGTCGCCTGTACCTACCCTGTCGCAATGTCCAGTCGGTCGAGTTCCTTATCATGGGGACGACGCCTATAGATACCACGCAGGTGAAAGCCTGCGATGATTACATCAGTTTCATTGACCACACCACCAAGTTCCCCATTGGGGAAGACAATATCCGCCTCAGCTACACAGCGGGATGGGAAATCGGGCAGATGCCTTCGGTGATCGTCGTCTCGATCCTCCGCATCGCCACGCTCATGCTCAGCGAGACCGGGGGGAACATCGGCCTGACGGGCAAGAGCTTTGCCGACAACAGCCGCACGTTCGTCAATTACAGCAACTACCGCAAGTACCTGCAGCCACTGGACAGCTTGCGCATCCTGGGATTCTGACATGACCGGCAGACGAAAAAGATACAGCACCGAAAGCATATCGGTCGAGGCCGATCTGGCTGAAGCACTCTCCTACCTCGAGGGTCTGGGGGCGAAGCGGCACAAGGCGATGCGACGTATCCTGGGCGGCATCGGCACGGCCGCAAGAGCCCAGGTGCGTAAGGCCTACAAGTCCCACGGGCTCTCCAAAGGAAGTGGGGCGCTGTACAAGAGCATCAGCCGCCGTGTGATCCGTAGCGGCAAGGCGGTCATCGTCGAAGCCAAGGCTTCCTCACAAGAGACCAAAGTATTCTACGGCTACGCACTGGCCAAGGGAGCGAGGATCACTGCCAAGGATGGAGGATACCTCACATTCCAGAAGGACGGAAAATGGGTGCGCGTGCACTCGGTGAAGCTTCCCGAGCGCGATTTCGTAGCCGCTCCGGTGAAGAAGTACCTGAGCTCTACCGCCTTCAAGACGAAACTCGATCAGCTGGTACAGCGGGAGGTGGCGCGCATCGAAAAGGAGAGTAAACGATGATAACTGAGATGCAGGTGCTTGAAAGACTCAAGGCGGTGATTGCCTCTGATTTGATCGGATTGCAGGAGAGCGAGGAGGGGATTTCCATCGAGCACTTCGATGATAAGAACATAGAGATCGATTTCCCCGATGTGGACAGCATGCGGCGTCCCACGATGCTCTACATCCAGCCCGATTACGGGAACCTCGAGCCGCTGGGCATGAACAGCGACCTGGCCACCATGCGCGCCACCATCTTTCTCCTGTGCAAGAGCGCGCCCAACGCGATTCTGGTCAAGCGTGTATTCGCACTGTATGGAGCCCTGTACCTACTCGTACGAGGTGATCCCACGCTGGGAGGATTCATCGAGGACGCGCGCATCACCGACATGGACTACTACCCTGCCGTAACCGCAAGCACGACGGTCACCGCCATCGAGGCAAGCATCGATTTACAGTGGTCCAAGGAATTCTAGATACCACAAGAGAGGAAACGCATATGGCATTTTACACAGGAACGGGATCGCGGCTGCAGGCAGGCAAGGAAAGCTCCTTCGCCCAAGCTGCCAGTCCCACAACACTGGTCGATCTGACCAGTGAAAGCATCAAGGTGGCTGTCGAGAAAGGTGACGAGGGTTCGCTGCTGGGAAGCAAGACTGCTACGAACCGCGATCTTCTGGCGGTGACGGTGGAGGGCTCGGTGAGCTTCATCCTCCGGCCCGAATCGGCCGGTCTCATCCTGCACGCCGCCCTGGGGGGAGAAGACACCTGCGCCCAGGTGGGAGACTCGGAATCGTACACCCACACCATCGGCCTTTGCGATGTGAACGAGGCACTTCCCAGCCTCACCTTCACCATCGACCGCAAGGCGGCAATCAAGCGCTACGCGGGGTGCACCATCAGCGCCCTCAGCCTGGATTGCGCAGCCGGCGATTATGTGAAGGGCAGCATAGACATCAAGGGGACCACTGAAGAGAACGGAACCATTGAAGAGGCACTGAAGAGCTTCTCCATCCCCTCGTACCGGTGCACCAATGCGACCTTCACGGTCAACGGAAGCACGTACGACATCACCAGCGCATCACTGAAGATCGACAACGCGCTCGAAAGCTCCCCGCGTACCTATGCCTCGGGCCTGTATGCAGGCAGGCCCCAGCATGGAAAGAGAGCTGTGACCATCAACTTCGAGATCCCCTACAGCGCCGAGGTGGAAACGCTCAAGAGTTCGTACCTGACCAGCGAGGAGAACGCTTCTGTTCAGCTGACCTTCTCATCCCCTGGTGCAGGGCACAGCATTACCATCACCCTCTCGCATGTGGCGATCAGCGAGGTGGATGCGAATGTCGGGGGAACGGGCATACTCAGCTCCACCGTTGCAGGCGAGGCACTCAGTGTGGGCACCGAAGAGCCCATCACCATCGTGATCACCGACAAGATTTCGACACCCTACGGAGGATAACAGACATGTTCATCAAGACAAGACATTATGACGCGTGCATACAGAAGGTGCGCATTGAAGTGGGAACACTGGTGGGCCTCAAGGCGGACGATGAAGCCTATATCGTACTCAAGGAACTGCCCACCTTGGAGATGCTCCGACTCAAGGAAGCCTCAGAGCAGGGGGAGAACCAGACACTCACCCTCCTTCGTGATCTGCTTCCCTCGATCCTGGTTGACCACAACTTCTACGAGGATGCGGATGCCAAAAAGAAGATGGACAACCGCGAGGTTGCCTCTCTGGTATTCGAGTCGCTGGATCTGACGGTGAAGGTCGTCAACGAATACACCCATGCCGCTTTTTTTTCCCGTGCGGACGCGAGCGGCGGCAGATCGCATCCCTCTGCTGCGAGGTCTTCAACGGAAGAAGAAGCGCAGAGCTCTACGCCGAGTACGGCCACTGGCTCTTCTACATAACCGATATCTTCCTTCCCTGCTGCGATTCTGAGAGCGGGGACTTCAGGCACCTACCGTTCGCTGGTTCTCTCATGGACCAGCCGTACATGAGCATGCAGATCCTCAAGCTGATTCAGCTCAACTACCGGAGACATGTGCATGAGCAGGCTAAGAAAATGACACAGAAACACTAATCACAGGGCGTCCATGGGTCGCCCTTTACATTGCATAAGGGGAAAGCGAGTATGGCAGCACAAGCGAAAGTCATCATCAAAGGCCAGAACGACATCGGAGGGGCTGTCAAATCAGCTGCAGCCGACCTGGGAAGCCTCAAGGGTGCTGCAACCAAACTGGGTGGAGTGCTTAAAGGCGCCTTCGCCGCCACCGCGATCATCGCTTCAGTGAAGGCTTTGGGAAGCGCGGTGAGCTCAACATTCTCCGAGTTCTCCGCTGCCGAACGATCCTACAAGCAACTCGCCCTCGCACTGGGCGACAGCACCTCGTATGAGAAGGTTACTGCCGTGGTCGAGCGGCTGAGCAGCCAGACACTCTCTGGCAAGGGCGATATCGAATCCATGGTCGCCCAGCTGGCCGCCCTGGGCAAGAGTGCCGACGAAATTGAAAGCATCTCCGAGGCTGCAGTGTACCTGTCCAACGTGACGGGCAAGGACCTCAACGGCTCGATGATGAACCTGCTGGATTCTTACACCGGGGCCACCGGGGAGCTGAGAAAGCTCGGCATCGAGCTCGATGGCCTCACCAAGGACGAGCTCGCACACGGAGCGGCGGTCGACAAGGTGATCGACAAGCTCGGAGAGTACTCGGCGATGATGGCCGATGGGGATACCGCCCAACACCTGACGAACATGAAGAACACCTGGGGCGACATCCGCCAGCAGGTGGGCGGCATCATCGATTACAACTTCGGTCCGTGGTTGGGTAACCTCGATGTAGCTTTCAGCGGCATCAAGACCAACCTCACTGCTCTCATCAACTACGTAGGGGCGGTGATGAAGAACCTGCCCCAAGCTTTCAAGCTGACGCTTTCCACCGTGTGGGAGTTGCTCAAGCGCACATTCGAGTGGGATTCGCTCAAGCTGATCATCACCACCACAGCCCAGAATATCGGCATCGTCATCAGTGCCATGCTCAAGGCGGTGTTCGAAAGCATTCCCAAGCTGCTGGGCAATGCAGTGGTGGGCATCATCAGCTGGGTCACCTACATCGCGCTGAACATCGAAAGTGCGATCCTGGGGGCATTTCAGAATGCGATCAACAAGGCGGGGGACAAGATCCAGGGCACCTGGGTGGGAAAGATCTTCGGCCTGGGTGACAAGCTGGCCAACCTTGATATGGGCGCAGAAGAAAGTAAAAACGAAGCTACGTTCTACAAGCAGCAGGCCGACCGGAGCTTCGAGAATTTGGGACCGCTGTTGCGTGACGCGCTCACTGATGCAATCGATACCGCCCAGACGGTCGTACTCAATAGTGCCGACATGGTCTCTTCCCTGTACGGCGATATCGGCCTTGATTTCAAGACTGCACTCGATGAGATTGTCGCACCTGATCTTGAGGCGATCGCCCAGAAGGCTGATGCGGCGAATCAGAGCAAGCTGCTTTCCCAGATCGCCTCCAGTGGTGAGGGCACGGCAGCCTCTACAGCTGAGACAGCCGATAACACCAAGCAGACCGACACACGCATGGGCTCTCAGATCGCCTCGATGCTCTCTGACGGATTGACCAGTGTGTTCACCGGCCTGTTCGGGGACGTAAGCGGAGGCCTTATGGGCATGGTGGCCACCGAGATGCTGGGAGGGGTTACCGCGATCATATCAACGTTGCAGCCGATCATCGACATCATCTTCAATACCCTCTCTCCCTTGGGCATCCTGCTCACCATCCTCCAGGGGTTCGTATCGGTGATGGAGCCGGCGCTCACGGCGGTGTTCCAGCCACTGGTGGACACTTTCACCTGGATCGGGACCACCTTGGCAAGTTTGTTCCTGCCGGTCTTGGATGTGCTGCACACAGCCTTCGCCTTGGTGGGAAACATCCTCATGGCGGTCCTTACTCCGGTATTGCAAAGCCTTGCCCCGGTCTTCCAGGTCATCAGCGGCATCATGATGGCCTTCTCCCCCATCCTGCTGTTGGTGGCCAAGGCGTTCACGATCCTCATGAGCCCGCTGCAGTACGTTGCCGACCTGTTGTCGTGGCTCGGAAGCTGGGTGCAGTACCTCGGGTCCGTGATTGCTACCGCGGCCTACAACCTGGTGCACCCGTTCAGGAAAAAGAGCTATGCATCCAGCCCCGGATCCTTTTCCAGCGACGCCTTCAGCGGCCTTGGTGATCGTCTGGCGAACATCGATGCGATCGCAGACCAGGGGAGCGTGGCAACCGACGCGGTCTCCACCACCACGGCAGTGGGAAACGCAGGGTATCAGGGAGCGACGCAAGTGACCATCAACATCTACCAGCAGGCACCGGTTGTCGGCAGCGACGGGATGCGCGCCTTCGCCCGGATGATCCGAGGCGAGTTCGAGCGGCTGGACTACTACGGAGTGACAACCTAGATGAGCATCATACATAGACCCTCTCTCACCCTCACCTTCCTGGGAGGCGACCTGGAGGCGGGACACTCCTTGGTACAGACGATCGGCGAACAGCATATCGCACGCAGGTCGATCACCTTCCACCAGCAGCTGCTGTCCGGACTGAAGAGCGCCTCGAATCAGGTTGATCTGCTCTTGGATAAGGCTTGCCCTGCGATCGAGGATATCATCGCCACCGAAGGCGATGTGAAGGCCGCCCTCACCGACGGCTCAGAGACCGTGTTCACCGGATATCTCTCGACCAGCTACAACTGGATGCTCACCCACAGCGGCAAGCAAGCGCTGGCGATCACCCTGGAGGACACCGGCACCCGGTTGTTGGGAAAAGCCTTCATCGAAAGTGGACGGCACCTATTCAACTGCACAGCCAGCGAGGCGATCGCCTCTATCTGCACAAGAGCGGGTATCACCGTATCACCAGATTGCATTTCCCTCACTTCTCCGGTCACCCGAAGCGTGGATGGATCTGCAACCTGCGGCGAGCTGCTGGACCAATTGGTGTATGAGCTGGGTCATGTGCATTACTTCGATGCACTGGGACAGCTGAGGCTGTTCAAGGTGGACTGTACCTCCACTGAGACCCTCCCCATTCTCGACAAGGACGACCTGGTGGTGGTGGGAGGCAAGGCGATCACGCTTTCCAAGAAGATCCGCCAGTACAAGAGTGCACGTGTATCCTTTACCCGTTTAGGGACGGCAGGCGACTATCTGGTGTACCGCAATACCACAGGACGAGGGGATGGACACCCGTATTGTTTCCTCAAGCTGGAAGGTGGTGCGCACTTCGACGGCAGTGAAATCTATACCCAAGGCGAGTGGACCGAAGCCCAGGCGGACAGCTTCCGCACTCTAGCCCTCATCGAAGCCTGCAACGCCGCTAGTGAGATCGATATCGTGGGATCGAGTGACATCATCGCTGTCTCGAACGTGCGCACCGAGTTCACCGCCGAAAGCGGCTACATCACCGCGAGTATCGCCGAAGCAGGCGGTCCGTACCTCGAGTTGGCGGCGCACAACAACGGGACGCTTGCCTACCACATCACACGCCTGGATGCCTATGGCGACATCATCTATGTGCGTGATGTGAATATCGTCAGGACAGCCGACAGCGTCTACGAAGGTGAAAACTCGGACAATTTGCTTTCCGAGGAGCTCTCGTTCGTACACGAGCGAACCCTGGCCCAAGAGCATGCGAACCTCCTGGGCCAGTACCACCGCCATGCTGGCAGCCAGTACACATTCTTCTCAGCCGTCGACTTGAATTGCGGCACCCTGGTACGACTGATCGACGATGCCTTCAGCGGCCTGAATGTTTCAGTTCTGGTAACCGCACGCACCTTCACCGATGAGAGTGCGGTGTATCGCTACGAGGCGGTGGGCATCTCGGCATTCGACCTGAGTGCCCCAGCCTACCTAGAGGTGCTCGACAGGGGCAAGAACGACACCGTCGGTTCCCCAGGGCCACCGGGGGTGGACGGCTCGTCGTACACCGTATCCATCCAGTCATCCAACGGTTCGATCTTCCGACCCGAGCAGGTCGATACGATCCTCACCTGCCACGTCTTCCAAAACACCACCGAGATCACCGAAGCGCTGGATGCCTCGCGTTTCCAATGGAAGCGTCTCAGTGCCGATGTGGTCGATGACGGGCGGTGGAACACCTCATCAAAGGCAATCGCCCATAAGAGTGTCGAAATCAAAAATGCAGACTGCGTCGGGCGTACGGTCTTCTTCTGTGAGATCGACCTGACCGGCTACGAAGCATAAAGGAGCATCATCAATGGCAAAGACAAGCGCCAGTTTCACGCTGATGGATTATACCGACGGTATTTCCCTCATCACCGGTATCGACAGCAATCTGCCCCTCACCAGCCTGTACGATACATCGAACCAGACCCTCAATCCCTCGTGGGCAGGAGACACCTCGCTGCAGCTCACCCCCGTGGTGCGCAAGGCCGGAGGGACCGATGTCGTTTCTACCATGACAGCCAAGACCTGGAAGCGCCGCATCGCAGGTTCGGCCACATGGAACACAGTCACCAGCGGTTCCAACGGTGAGACAATCAATGCCACCAGCGGGGTACTCACGGTGAGCGAGGACAAGCTCACGACCGATGTGTGGCAAATCGACTACCAATTCAGCGGCACCTACACCGACCCGGTTCTGAACCTCGCCTTTCCCGTCACGATCGTCATCACCCTCTCGCGGGTGGCCAACGGCACCTCATTCGTGGTCGCCCGGGCCTACGCCACCGGAGGCAGCCAGTTCAAGAACCACAGCCCTTCATCGCTTTCAGTCAAGGCTGAACTCATCCGCGGTACCACCAAGGACACGACAAACCTCGACTACCAGTGGAAAAAATCGATCAACGGGACCGTCTGGGAGGATATCGCAGGAGCAACTGCGGCCACCTTGACGGTTACTCCTTCCATGGTGGATTCGTTTGCCATGTTCAAGTGCTCGATTCTGGACACCGACGCCACTTCCGACACTTTCAACATCAGCTACGACACCGAAGCCGTTTCGATCCTGGACGTCACCGATCCCTACCAGGCGGTCATCGAGTCCACCGCGGGAAGTTATTTCAAGAACGACACCGGAAGCACCACCCTCATCTGCCGCGTATATCAGAACGGCGAAGAGATCGACGGGACCGGAGTGAGCCTCACCTACACATGGACCAAGACTGATAAGGACGGAACAGCGGTGGCGTTCACCCCCACGGCGGTTGCCCATGGGTCGATCGTCACCACCAAGAAGAAGGCCATCTCCGTCTCGCACGATGATGTGACGGTCAAGGCCACCTATTTCTGCTCGGTCAGCTGACCAAAAGGAGAACACATGGCACTAACCGGCGCAAGCTATACCCTCACATCCCTCAGCGATGCTCCCTCCTACCAACTGCAGTTGACGATGTCTTCTGCTTCCTCAGGGACTTTGGATCTGGCTTTCTACAAAAACGGGTCTTTGTTCACTCCCTCGGTATACGTGCATGCACGCAGCTGGGACGGCAGCAGCTGGGCCCAAAGCGGTGCAAGCGGGACCATGACAGGGGGAGTTCGCTCGTACAGCTATAGCTCGGCGGGTGCCTTCGATGTGCAGATCTACACCGATTCGTCCAAGACCGAGCTGCTGGCCACCTCATTCGTCTCCTATGGTGAGACCGGAGAGGCGGGCTCTGACGGGGTGGCGGGATCCGATGGGCTCAGTGTCACCCCGATCCACCAGTTCGCGCTTCTTGAAGAAGGAGCATCTCCGGGGACCGCTACACAGTGGAGTGAAACCTTGCCCGGCCCTTGGTACTACGGCTATGAGTACTGGACGCGCGTCAAACAGGTTTGGAGCGACTCGACTCCCCAAGACCCCCATATCACCTACGCAGAACCGTTTTTGGATGTCGGGGCGAACACCCTGTTGCGCAATTCGATCTCGTTTGCCATCAGGAGCAGCCGCAGCACCTATGAGCGCAACGTACGTAGCGTGGAAAACTCGATCGTGGTCCTCAGCGCCGACAGTCGGGGGTACGAGAACGCTACCTTCCAATGGCTGATCAACGCCGAATCCTATGCGGGAGGAGAGCTGACACTCACCATCCCCAAGAAGCAAGCGCCACCTCAGATCGATATCACCTGCACGATGTCTTATACCCGTCTGGGTAGTACCGAGACGATGATACGTACACTCACCCTCTCGGCCAACGATGTGACCGAGTACACCAAGAGCTACGGGATCCTGGGGGGTCCCGGGACCATCAGCGATGCGATCGAAGGGGATTGCTATGTGCTGCAGACGGGAGACGACTACGTACCCCAGGTGTTCGCCAGCGGTTCGTGGATCCCCATCACCAGCCAGAACGCAGCCCAATATCCTGAGGCGATGAGCAAATGCGGCAACGCGGTGCTCCTCGGTGGGGCGAATATTCCCGTCACCTCCACCGCACTGTACGCATACTATCGTACCCTGTATGCGCAGTCGGCGAATATCGATGTGCTTTCCACTCAGGATCTGCAGATCATCGATACCGGACGCATCCGCTCGATGGGAAAGCATGCGATCGGGGATGGGAACTCGGGCTTCATCATCAACAGCGACGGAACCAGCGAGTTCGTCGGTACGGTCATCCGCAACGCCGATCTCTCGGAGACCCGCATCGAGCGCCTTGATGCCGATGTGCTGCGTACCGTCAACGAGGTACGTACCGGGGAATCTTTCAACGGCTCGTTGTCCTCCACCCCCTATTGGGACATGGGGACGGTGATGGGGGACCTCATCGCCCTGGTCGCAGCCAACGCGGTTGTGCACAAGGGCGGCTCGTTCATGGCCACCAAGGTGGAAGGTGGCTCTGTATCCACCGTCTTCGAGAACGTGCTGCATGTCACCTCTTCTGGCGAGCGTGATCAGGACCGCAGCCTGCTCAGCCAGCAGATCACCACGGCAAATGCGGGAACCGCTTTCACCGTCCCCGCCCTGCCTGCTTACACCCAGTCTCCGCTAAAGCTCGGAGGAGTCAACTACCTTGCAAAAACCACCTCCACAGGTGCTGAGGTTGCAGGCAAGAAGCAGTACTCGCTCGATGGAGGGGGCTCCTGGACCGACTACGACAGTCGCACACTCGATCATGCGACGGTAGAGGGCAAGACGGTCAAGGTGCGCCAAGTGCTCAGCGGCACCTTGTATGACCCAGGCAGTTGCACGACCGGACGGGTATCGGGCATCAGTTCGACATCCTCATCAACCCCTCACTTGGCGGAGGGAAACGGCAGGATGGTAGTCGCGTGGGGCTCGACGCTCAAATCATTTCCCACCGGGAACGTGGGCTCGGTCTCATCGTATTCGCTGAGCACCGCATATCCTTCCACCATCGGTCTGGCATTCGGCAATGGTATCTTCCTGGCCCTCTGCTCGGGCTCGGTCCAACGTCGTGTACTCTCAGGTGGAGCGAACGGCACTTCGTGGAGCGAGCTGTCCAGCGAGGCTTACGACAACCTGTTCTTCGCCAACGGATACTTTTACGCCCATGTATTTGGCGGGGGTGCCTCCGATTGGAAACGCTCGACCAACGGAAGTGGGTGGACAGCCGCAGGTTTCACCTGTGCCCATCCATTCCCATCCTACAATAACGATTTCATGAACTCACGCATCGCATACGGAAACGGCGTCTATATCCAGGTAAGCTATGTCACCCTCTCATCAGCATCGGTGTATAGAAGCACCGATGGGCAGAACTGGAGTGCGATCAATATCGCCAGCACGTGCCCCAGCGGCATAGCTTGGGGCAACGATTTCTTCATCGCCTATGAATACGGCAGTGCGTATTACTATGTCTCGGGCAACGGAGGAACCACCTGGTCCAAACGCTCCCTGGGCTACACGCCCACCAAGATGGGATCTGCCGTCTATGCCGCCAGTGGAGCCAATCCCGCTTCGACGGGTACTACGCTACAGCGGGTGTTCTTCGCTATCGACAGCGCGGGGTATCTCAGTGCCCTGACGCTGAATGCGGCAACACCCACCTCCTATACGGCGGGGACACTCAGTGCAGCCTACAACTACAGCGCCTACGATGTGGGCATTAATCTGCTGGATGGCCAGGGGGTGAAGATCAGCAGCCATACCACAGCCAAGGATTATTATGCCGGCACGTTCATCTTCGACGGGACCAACCTCTCTGCAGCCTTGGGCTCGTTCTATTACAAGTTCGCAGGCATCTTCAAAGCCGGCACCCAGGTGGCTGCCGGGGCCTTCGACATGTTCCAAAGCATCGCCATTGCATGGAACCGCATCTACAACAGTATCGAAAGTCCTGTGGCAAGTCCTGCGATCGTAAGCTGGTCGGGAACCAGTTTGACGATCACCGGTGCCGGGGGAGTGACCTCTCGCATCCGCAGCAACGACCTGTTCTCCGCCCTTTCGATCTCCTTCACCGTGATCGCCGAGGCGAAGGGAGCATATACCAAGGCCCTGTATCCCCAACAAGCCAGCCAGTTTGATATCGGCGTGTCTTCGAATCCGTATGCGAATGTCCATGCGAACACGTTCCATGGGAATCTGCAAGGGAGCGTGAGTGGGAATGTGAGCGGTAACGTCACCGGTAATGTGACGGGAAATGTGAATGCACAAGGCACCCCCAACAAGGTGTGGGGGGCTGTATGGAACTAGGAGGAACAACCATGCAATGCAATGAATGTGGACGGCAGCTGACCAAGCTGCCCTTTATCTTGGACGACAGCGAGATCGCCGACATGCAACTGGCGATAGACAAGATCAATACCGCACAGACCGCCCTGAAGGCTGAGGTGTACGCATCCTACCGATTCGAGCAGGACAGGGACATCTACGCCTACTTCAAGGCAGTCTTCGACGAGATGGCAGAAGGCAGGTTTCTGTATGCCACCTGGGAACGCCGCGTTCGTAGCCATTACAGCTACCCCGAGGGGGAGCTTCTGGTGATCAACGGCGAGTGCTTCGCCCATGAGGGCTCGTGATGGGAACCTATAATGATATCAGAAGCCGCTTCGAGGCGATCCAGGAGGCCTTCCGCGTAAATGGCTACCAGCGCTACGACAACTATTATGTGTTCTCCCAGCCTGCTGGCTTTGCCATAGGCCTTCCCATGAGAGCCTCGGATATGAACTCGATGAAGGATGCGTTGCAGGGTAATACCCGCGCGCTTCTGTACACCACCTACCCCATCGCCTCGGTTGCAACCGGAAGTCTGATCAGTGCCAATCTGCTGAACCAGATCGACCAGTACAAACAGGACATCAATGATCTGCGCGGCTGTGCCAATTGCAGCAACACGTGCACCTCGACGTGCTACAACGGCTGCCACAACTGCACAGGAGGGTGTACTGGATCGTGCACCGGGTGCAGCGGTTGCACCGGCTGCAGCGGATGTTCGGGCAACTGCTACAGCTGCAAAGGGGGACTGTGGTGTGTTTCGTGCCATGGGTGCAGCGGATGCGGAGGATGTCGCGGCTGTGGTGGATGCACTGGCAATTGCCAAAGTGCCTGCTCGGGCTGTACCTCCTGCAGTACCAACTGCAACGCCAGTTGCAATGTGAACTGCTCGGGTGCATGCAAGAATTCCTGCTCGAGCGGTTGCTCGAACTCATCCCGCATTGGAGGCTGATATGCTCATTCCCTTTAGAGAACCGGGGTTGTTCAACGTGACGCTGAACACTACCGAAGACTGCAACCTCAGGTGCACCTACTGCTATGAGGTGCACAAGAGAAGAAAGACGCTTTCAATGGAGGATGCGAAGGACTTCATCGACCACATCCTCACCGACCCCGATCCTGCAGGACTGCTTGATGATCCCGATCCGGTCTTCCGCAAGGCATACCAGAAAGGGCTGGTTGTGGACTTCATCGGCGGCGACAGCTTCATGGATGTCCCGTTTTTGGACGAGATCTGCTCCTACACGCTTGCCAAGGTGATGACCACCGACACCCCGAATGCCAGAAACTGGCGGGGCAAGCTCCATTTCTCCATCTCCACCAACGGAACGCTCTTTTCCGAGCAAGCGAGGCGGTTTTGCGAGAAATACAAGGACCTTTTGCTGGTGGGTATATCGCTGGATGGGTGCCCGACGATCCATGACGCAAACCGGGTGTTCCCTGATGGGTCCGGTTCGATGCAGAGCATCATCCGCCATTGGCCGTGGTATAAGAAAACATTCCCGATCCAGTCGATGCAGACAAAATCCACCGCGAACCGTCAGAGCATCCCCTACCTGTACGACTCGCTGGTGTATTTGCATGAACAGCTGGGACTGCGGTACATCAACCAGAACTTCATCATGGAAGATACGGGGTGTACCCAGGCCGACTATGAGGAGCTGGACCGTCAGATGGAAAAGTGCACCGCGTATGTGCTTGAGCATCGGGACGACCTGTTCTGGAGTATGCTCAGCAAGGAGCAGTTCGGTTACGCACATCTGTCCACAGGACCTGACTGGGATTGTACCGGCCACTGCGGAAGCGGAGCCATGCCAGCCCTCTCGGTTGACGGCAGGATCTACCCGTGCATCAGATGGCTGCCGCATACCCAGGTAGACAAGGCCGATTTCATCGTAGGGACTGCCAAGGAAGGGTTCACCCACAAGGAGAACTTTCTGAGAGTGCGCGAAGGCGCCTATCGCTCCAATTGCTCACTTGATGAAAAGTGCAGGACCTGCGAGGTGGAAAGTGCCTGTTCATACTGCATCGGAGGTTGCTATTCGGAGTTCGGCGAATTCAGGCGGACGACCTACATCTGCGAGATAACCAAGCTGCTGGTCAAATGGGCCAGACGGTACTGGGACGAGTACAACCGGCTTGAGGGATTGGAACCGATCGACTGGGCTGTTGAAGCAATGGAGAAAGGGAACCGGCATGGAATCATCTAGAATGAGCCATTTCAGAAATTCTTTTTTTAGGGATTTCATGTTTCTAGTTAATCATTGAATCACCGTCTACAACCCTTACTCAACTACCGTATTGCGTACTCAATGGTCACGAAACAAATCATCAAGAAATGATACTGAGGGATTGTTTATATTTTCGCGGTGTTCATCAATTGAGAATTTAGGGAGCCCATTTTTCAAAGGATTGAGGTCGTTGATCTTTGACTGTGCCCATTCCATCCATTTTGAAATTTCACTATCCGGCTCAGCAGCTTGGTCTTGTGCTTGATTCTTGACATACTCAACATAATTTTGAATTTTCTTCATCTGGCTATAAGCCTCAGAGTCTGCAATTAGCTTCTCATATCGTTTTGCATCAAGTCTCTTTAATCGTTCTTCCTCAAGCTTTCTGGCTTGTTCCAATTTCAATCTTTGTTCTCGCTCAAGAGCCAGGATAGTTTCATTGCTACTTTGTATTGCGACATAAATGAAACCCAACATTATTTCTTTGATTGAAGCCTCGATGAGTTGCTTGCCTCGATCCTCCCAGGATTGATACACCCTCTTGCCATCATTAATTGATAAAAGCAATCGGCCAGTAGCGGTAGGGATGTATCTATATTTTGGTACTCTCCCATAAGGGTGGTCCTCTTCGTATGCCTTCCGCTCTTTTTCAGTCAATGGAAATCTCTTATTGGTGACAGGCTCAATAATGGAGAAGTATATTCTTTGCCCAAACAGATTCACAAACATACGAGCGTGGGGTGAGACATCTTCCTTTTCAATCGAAAAATCCCATCGCCGTTCCTTAAAACCTTGAAGAAGAGATTCCATCAAGAGGGCGGCTCTCAAAGCGCAACTATTAGTGACATCAATTGCCAATGTATCACGATAGTTAGTGGACCGTAGGTTATTTTTATTCCGTGTCTGTGATATTAGAAATTTCTTAACCATAGGACTCGTGTTATCTTGCTCGGACACAATCACCATTGGATTTCTAGCTTGTTCGGCCCGTAATGTATTGGAAGCTATCTCCTGGATGTCTTTGTCTTTTATCTCAATATCTGGATTGTTAAAGATTTCAGAATGCTCTATTACTGCTTTCCTACGTCTTTCAAGATCATCAAGAGATGTTTGATTTTTCCATTGATCGTACCTGGTGAATTCCACTTCGGGCAAAGGTATCTTCTTGATTGACTGCCCAAGGCTGACTTTTCTCCAATAACCTCTTGGCGGTACGGGAACTTTGAGTCTTTCACATAGCTTGGCCAGTCCTCTTCCCGATATTCCAAATTCTTCGGCCAATTTCATCATTGGTTTTGACCAAACAGCACTATACAAATCCACACGTGATTTGATTTCATCAGCCATCCCATTCCCTCCATAATCAGACATCAGGTTTACTAATGCTTGAGTCTATTTCTTCTTTCTTGGATTTCCTTAATAGTCACTTCCTTTCCATTACCATCCAAGTACGTTCCATTATCGGATCTCCAGAAAACCAAATCATTCGGATAGTCTGGTTTATCATTTTGCCGAAATCCATTGATTGAAAAATGCAATGCTTGTTCAACCGAGGGATAACTATGCAAATCCCGATAAGGATCAAATTGGCCGGGACCCCAGAATGCATAGTTGCACCTACCGGTAAACATACCATCCTTGAGTGACTGTAAAATCTCCACCTTTAGATCTTTGGGTGCCCTATAGTATTTGATGTAATAAGTAGTTACCAATTGTTCGATCTCATCAACGCCCGAAAGGCTTACAATTTCTGAATAATCGATTGTGCTTTTCATATTTGAACCATCCTTTATTAGTAGAATATGGTAACACTATGGGGCCATCACAGTAATTGTCAATCAACCAAGAAAATAACGTAGCTGTTTTGGGATACGATAACCGTGTTATCCAATCCCGAGTCTCTTGGACGAATAATCCTTACATTAGTTTCAGGAAAGCTTATGAATAAACACATTGGACGAAATAAACTTATTTCACATCAGCTTTGGTCATTACTGGATACTTGAAGTGAAGCAGTCTACGTTATGAAATGATTGCTGTTCGTTTGCTATCATGATAGTGACAAGAAACCGTACTCATTCTATATAGTCAAATTAGATACTTTCACGTATGTCGGAAATTACCAACTTTTCTATTTATAACGTTTTAACAAGTTGACTTACATCCCACTTGCAGGAATGTATAGACCAACAAATAAACGAGGAGAAGGTAATGACCGATCAACAATCAAAGCAGATTACGAACATGAGAGAAAGTGGTTTGGGCTATACTACGATTGCAAGCCATATCGGGCTCTCCAAGGAATGCGTAAGATCTTACTGCAGGACTCATGGACTTAAAGGGATAAGATCGCCCTCACATGTGGGTAAGGAAGTGGGTAACAACACTTGTCGTACTTGTGGGAGATACTTGCAGCACACTCCTGGAAAGCGGAAGAAACAGTACTGCTCGGATGCTTGTCGTATGGATTGGTGGAATGCGCATCAGGACAAGGTGAAGCGAAAAGCGTACTATTCGTTCACATGCGCCGAATGTGGTAAGACCTTCAGCTCATACGGAAATGCAAAAAGAGTTTACTGCAGCCATTCTTGCTATATCGCGGCTCGTTTTTCCAAGGGGAAAAAGTAGCAGGGGTCCCGAACTTCGATTAAGGAAACGAAACTTAAATCAGTTGCTAGGGATTTTGTTGAAACTATCCAAGGAATATTATTCTTTGGAATCGTGCTTGGCCGGTAAAAACCGGCCAATCTTTTAATTATTCCATGCAACCATCCAAAGCATGTATTGTTAAGCATCTCCAGTTTTTACGAATCCTCTTCATTATATACTCTGAAATTTAGCTGCCAACCTCCAATTTAAAACTCCAATAATTCCTGCAGATTAATCGAATGTACTTCATCAGAGCCAGTAGGATTGGAGTAGAAAATTGATGACAACTCTCTTGCATGCTTGTTATTCAGGGCGCTCTTAAAACTTCAGGGGTACGGTTCTCCGTTAGCAAGCAGGAGAACAGAATGACTGAAAAACTACACAAATTTCTGAACTGAGAAATGATCGTTTGGAATACACTCCATTGCATCAAGACTTGGACTATCCAAGGATTGTGTCTGTTTCTAATGCAAGGATTATCAATCTAGGAAGTAGGAAAACTTTCATCCAAGTTGGATAACTTGGATATTGTTAATTGTTGAAACATGTCTCTAATACCTGTAAGAGTTGTGCTCTTATTTCCTTTGCTGTTGCTCCAAGATCAATTGTTGCAAATCGTATCTCATGATTCTGGATTACAACGGATTCATTCACCATGTCGCCAACTGCAGGATGAAGAAGGATTCCTGATGCGGTTTCAGAGAAGGGATCACCATTACCTTCCTGTGATCTCAGATAAGCGAAAATTTGATAGATATAACCACTCCGAATCGACTCTTCTCGATACCACCCACGTGTCACAATAGAATTAAATTTGGTATCAATTACGATACGGCGTCCCGTACTCAATTGATCCAAAATAATATCAGTTCTCATGGAAGGCAGAATCTTGTCTATACCCTGGCTCTTACTTTCCACCTGCCATCCAAATGTTTTACCCGCAAAAACATGCCATCCATGATCAGAAAGCACTACATCATAAAAACCAGCAACGCCTTTTTCGTACAGCTTCCGGATCCAAGTAATCTCCCTATCAGGTAGAGATAGATGGTGTTTACCTGAAGACTCAGTAGGAAGGGCCAGATTTAACGCAAGACGGGCAGCAGCAACCATAGGTCGATCAGCAATATCATGACGTCCGAAGTGATCGATGGAAACCTCGCTACGATTAGGTCGTTCCCCCAATACGCCCATACGAATCATGCTTGCCGCCAAAGACCGGCATCGATGAGCCAAAGGTTTGTCTATAACTATTTTAGATATTTCCTCCAAAGCTGTACGCACATAACGATTTCGGGCCGTATCGACAGTCAACTCATCGAATCGACAAGCAACCTTCCCACGTTCAAGTAGACGATGCTGCTCAGTATTCAGTAGGTTGATACGTCCACGAACACGACCAAGCACGGCCTCACGTGATTGATATCCAAAGCTTAAATTGCGTTGAATACGATGCTCCACACGACGACAGAGCATTTCAGCTACTAAATCAGGGATGTCGTCAGGGTTCTCTTCTACTCTGAATTTTCCTTTCTCAAAATCCCTATAAAGATCTGATGCATATAACATGAGTAGCCATAGGTTGCGAACCGGGATTTGGCCAATACGGTTTATCCCCTCATGAATAACTGACAATCGCTCTGCTTCATCAGGTGTCATAATCAGAACCCTTCCAATAAGCGTTCTCTTTCTTTTTGGGCTTTCTTAAGATCATCAAACCAGTATTCATCGAGCAACGGCCCGATCTCAGTATCTACCACCTGACGGAACCATTCCCGAGCATCACTGATGGGAGTGTTGAATGGTGGCGTCACGTAACTGTGCCCAACTTTATACTGTGGTCCAAGACCGGGGTCTGCTTCAATTGTCTGATTTAAATCAGTGAGGCGTTTTTCGATTTCAACAAGGATTTCTAGCTCTATTCCACTTTTTGAATGAACCCATTCTCGCCAAGGCTTGCCAAGTTTAGGTTCCAGATCAATAAAGGCAAACCGACGACGCAACGCCAGATCGACGAGAGCTAGGGAGCGGTCAGCGATATTCATCGTACCAATGACATAGAGATTGTCAGGTATAAAAATTCGTTCGCCATCAGTCCTTCTGTAAGTAAGTTCCATCGCTTCATTTGGGGTCCTTTTATCAACCTCAAGAAGAGTCAACATCTCACCAAATATTTGTGCAGGATTACCGCGATTAATCTCTTCGATAACAACGACATGCCTGAAATTCGGAGCTTTTGCAGCAAGCTTTATCATCTCGACAAATGGTCCATCCACTAGAGTGAGCCTTCCATCTCCCGCTGGTCTCCATCCACGAATAAAATCCTCGTAGGAAAGGTTGGGATGGAATTGCATCAATCGGACTTTGTGATCATCCCGTTGTCCAATCAAAGCAAAAGCCAATCGCTTCGCCAACCAGGTTTTTCCAGTTCCTGGTGGTCCTTGAAGTATAAGATTCTTTTTAGTCCTTACACGCTCCAAAATTTTTTCAAGCTTTTCCCGTGGTATGAAACAACCTTCATTCAGAATGTCATCGATAGAATATGATTCAATAGGAGGGATTGATACAACTACCTCTGAAGAAGGATATATTTCGTCATCGTCCTCATCTAAATCTGTAGCACCCGGAAGTTCTGTGGGATCATTATCCTTAAAAATCCAAGCAGCATAAGATAACTCTGGAAAAGAATGGACGGGATATACCTCTTCTTGAAAATGAGCTTGAAGGGTATCCAACAATCCAAGATAATCAGTTGCGTTACAGCGGCCTTTTGGACCATTCATTTCAATCTCTATGTTTAATTTCTTTTTGAGGTAATGCTGAGATTGACTATCAAGGGTAGGAAAACTCCAAGGACGAATCCAGTAAAGCCCTATGGTAAGGTTCCAACCCACACCATGGCGTTGAGTTGCTTCATCGTAGGCTGATATAAACTTTACCCGTATATCAGGGTCATCTGATTCTGCAAACACAATGGCCTGCTCGAAAACTTCCCACAGGATATCAATGTCGTCTGGTTGTCTTTTGTTTTCGTAACCAAAAAACCATGATCGCTGATTATTAAGAATTGGTATCCCTTCAAAAGTATCTGGGACAGGTTCAGACACTCCCAACAAATCGGAAAGCTTGGAGGCAATAGTTTTGCGATTTATATCTGTGATTCCCCTGTTGAATATACCTAGAACTGTAAAGGGACAAATATCTTTGAGAGGTCCTTTAGAACCATCCACAAATTGATCCTGCAGGTTGGACAGTCCCTCTACATTTGCGGCAATGTCAAGAACCCCAGAAATTAGCTCATCTCGTCTATTCCTATAGGTCAAGAGTTTATCGGCTACAGCTTCGTAAAAGCGAGTCCACTTGAAACGGCGCTGATCTACGGTACTATCGCCGAAACGCTCATGCCAGTAAGGGGCATTCCTGAACCGATCTATATCTTGTGCCTTTTCTTCGAATGTGAATCCTATCAAGGCATCTGTTGTCCAGTCGCCCGGTAAGACCCTCCAGACTGTGCTTCTGTTGGTATAGAAATACCATTCACGTGGAGGATCACAAGGTTCCCAATCAACCTTCAACGTGCGGCCATCTCCAAGATTCTCTTTTACTATTCCTACTGCTTTTATTGCCATGACGGAAACTGATTGACCTCGATTATCGAAAGGAAGATCATGTTTGCGTGTATAAGCAGATTTAATCGCAATGCGATCTCCAACCTGAATTGATTTTACTGCGTCTAAATATTTATCCTCATATCCATTTTCCCAAATCTTCTCCTGTAGAAACCGAGGAGTCTGATCATTGAAGCTCCCATATGAAGCTCCGACAAACCAACAGGCTTTTGCTCCTGCCCCTTCAGCTCTTGTATTCATCTTGCTCTCCTTTCATTCAATGTCGGATAATTCAGCTGCCCATGAAACGGATCATCATACATTCAGCTTTCATCCGCCTTTGATCGCTCCCGAGTCAAAATTGTAGCTTTCCCGTTACACATCCGTCTCTTCATCAAACATCCCCCAATCCACGCTGTAACCATCGTAGAGCATGATGCCTCCATCTCTGTCGCTGAGAAGATTGGGCGGACAGTCATTCTAAAGGAGAACGCTACAACACCCACAGTCTAAAGGTTATCTCGGGTTCTCTCCTCATGTTCTACTCTCCACGGTATTCGGTCTCACATGACTATTTATTCTATAAATGGTGACGGAAGAAATATTTTTATAATTCTATCACGCCCTTACCCCCACCTCAACCAAGAGATGCATGGAGAATTAAAATTGCTGCCCCAATAATTTTACTTACTACATTTCATATCGGCTAAAGCCCAATACGCTTCTGGAGTGTATCGAGTACCAAACGACGAGTCTTAACTCCAGAAGACTAACGCCCCGAATGCAGTTTCCCTTTTATCCCATTTCTCGCCGGGATTCGAGGAGGGTATCACGTGTCAGGGGTACGGTTCTCCGGTATCAAGCAGGAGAACACAATGACTGAAAAAGAAACTACACAAATCACTGAAATGAGAAATGATGGTCTGGGATACACCACCATCGCATCAAGGCTCGGGTTATCCAAGGATTGTGTCCGTTCCTTCTGTAGGACTCACAATCTCAGGGGTAGGAGATCTCCCTCCCATGTGCCTCAGGATCTGGGAAAAGATTATTGCAAGACCTGTGGTAAACGTTTGGAGCATACCCCTGGCAAAAGGAAGAAACAGTACTGCTCGGATGGTTGTCGCATGGACTGGTGGAATGCCCATCAGGATCAGGTGAAGCGTAAGGCCTTCTACCAATTCACCTGCGTTTGCTGCGGCAAATCATTCTCGGCATATGGGAATGCCAAACGCAGTTACTGCAGCCACGAGTGCTATATCAAAACAAGGTTCAAGAAGGAAGTAAGCAAATGACAAAAGAGCAGTTCAAGGCAGAGGCCGATTACCAGTTGGCTCTTTTGCTCATCAAGAATCTGTTTGCTCAGGGTCTGTTGACTGACGAGGAATATATGACTGTCCAAAGAAAACTTATTGTTAGATACCAGCCAATAATTGGCAATCTATCTCCTTGATATGACTTGATTTAATTTCAATTCGTAGGGATGTATAGACCAAGGAGGAACCAGTGAAAACAGTTAAGCTGATACAAAAACCAAAGCAACCGGCAACCAAAAATCGAAAAAAGCGAGTTGCAGCCTATGCACGGGTCTCTACGGTACATGAACGACAAGAGCATTCGCTTGAATCCCAGGTCGATCATTACAAGAGACTGATTCAAGCTAATCCTGAATGGGAATACCAGGGGATCTACATTGATGATGGTGTCTCTGGAACACAGATATTTGGCAGAACGCAATTCCAAGAACTCATCACCAAATGCGAGCAAGGCATGATTGATATTGTCCTGACGAAATCGATATCGCGATTTGCCAGAAACACGGTCGACTTGCTTGAGACTGTAAGGCGGTTGAAGGAACTCAACATCGATGTCAGGTTCGAGAAAGAAAATATTGAAACAATCTCGAGTACAGGAGAATTCCTTCTGACCGTCTTGGCATCGTTTGCTCAAGAGGAAAGCAGAAGTACTTCTGAAAACCTCAGGTGGGGAGTCAGAAAGCGTTACGAGAAGGGAATCAGCCTTCACCACCGCGTCTATGGATACCGGTGGACCGGCAAGAAGCTCGTCATTGAACCGACGACCGCAAAGGTAGTGAGAAAGATATTCAGGGATTATCTGAAGGGAAAGTCGATGAAACGCATTGCAGACGAACTGAACAATCGTTCCATCCTACACTTTGGGAAACCTTTCAATGATGTGGCAATCCATACCATTCTACACAATGAGCGTTATATCGGTGATACCTTGCTCCAGAAAACGTATTGCGTGGATTTCATGTCCCAGCCCCGGAAGAAGAATCGCGGGGAGCATCCCATGTACTATGTCGAGGATACGCACCCACCGATCATCAAGCGGGAAATATTCGAAGCCGTCTCGAGAGAGATTGACCGTCGAAGGGAACTCGGGGTGTACAACATGCCCAAGGTGAGTCGGCGTTGTTTCACCGGTAAAATCATCTGCGAGAAATGCGGAAACAACTATATCAGGACCTACAAGACACCAACCAATGCGAATTGGAGATGCAAATCCAACCGAAGAGATGGAATCAAAGGATGTAGGAGCATCGGTATCAATGAGGAACAGTTGAAGATCCTGTCCAATTTCATGTTGGGGATCGACGAGTTTGATGAGCAAGCCTTTTACAAGGAGGTGGATCACATCTCCGGTGATGGAGAGGGCTCATATACCTTCCATTTTCGTGATGGACGGCAAATCAACCGGTTCTGGCCTTCCCGGGAAAAAGCCTATAAGGCAGCAATCGATAGAAGAAGAAAAACCAATGACAACGGAGCGCATGCATGGCAAAGGTAAGGATAATTCCAGCAAAGAAAATCATAACAAACAATCGCAACAACCCCCATTCAACGAAAAGAAGGGTCGCCGGCTATGCCCGGGTTTCAACAGACAGTGATGAACAGTTCACCAGTTATGAAGCCCAGATCGAGTACTATACCGAATTCATCAAGAGTCGTCCTGATTGGGAATTCATCAAGGTCTATACCGATGAGGGTGTGAGCGGGACCAGCACCAATCGCAGGGAAGGCTTCAAGCAGATGATAAACGACGCCTTGTTGGGAGAGATCGATCTTATCGTCACCAAATCGGTCAGCCGGTTTGCCAGAAATACCGTTGACAGTCTGACCACCATTCGCATGCTCAAGGAGAAGAATGTCGAATGCTACTTCGAGAAGGAAAACATTTGGACCTTCGACGGTAAAGGTGAATTATTGATAACCATCATGAGCTCGATCGCACAGGAAGAAAGCCGGTCGATCTCCGAAAACACCACATGGGGTAAGCGAAAGCAAGCCAAGGATGGCAAGGTTTCAGTTCCCTACAGCAACTTCCTTGGATATGACAAAGGGCCCGATGGAAACATGGTCGTGAATGAGGAACAAGCCGAATTGGTAAGGCTCATCTACGCTCTATTCCTTCAAGGAAAGAGCCCGAATGGGATCGCCGAGATTCTCACCGAGAAAAACATCCCCTCACCCGGACGTGGGAAACAATGGGTTTCCTCCTGCATTAAAAGCATCCTGCAAAATGAAAAATACATCGGAGATGCCTTGCTGCAAAAAAGCTTCACCGTAGATTTCCTCACCCACAAGCAGAAGGTGAACGAAGGTGAGGTACCACAGTACTATGTGGAAGACCATCATGAACCGATCGTATCCAAAGAAATGTTTGCTCTAGTCCAGACCGAGATGAAACGGCGCGATGGGATGCCTGGCAGACGAAACCGCAGGAGAATGCTTTCAGGTCGAATCCTCTGTGCCCAGTGCGGATCTTGGTTTGGAGAGAAGAAATGGCACCCTAACAGCAAATATCAGAAAGTGGTTTGGCAATGCAATGGAAAATATGATAAGGCACACGCCCAATGCACCTCAGGCAACTTGATAGAACAGGATGTCCAGAGAATGTTCGTGATAGCGGTCAACAGACTACTGAAGGATTCATCCCGCATCCTTGAAACACAGAAACTTGTCTACGACACGGTTTTCGATACCGCTGGTCTGGAAAGGGAAAGGACGGCACTCATAGCTGACATGAGTGTTACAGCCGAACTCATGGAGCGTATGTCGAGCGGACAATCCAGCTCAAGATCCAATGGATATGCCCATACTCAAGAGTATCAAGCACTACAGATACGTTATGAGCAGGCTGAGAAACGCAAAGAGGATCTCGACAATACTATCCAGGACAAGGTAGCCAAAAAAGCACTTGCAACTTCATTCTTCGATAATCTCAAGAAACAGAATAGCCAGGTCGTGCGTTTTGATGAGGACCTATGGAGCGGACTGGTTGACCATCTCAAAGTGTATTCTCCCAATGACGTCCGATTCATCTTCCGCGATGGATCTGAAATCAAGGTTGACTTATCCGAAGAGGAAAAGAAACGCCCTCCTCTCACAGAGAAACAGATGACTGAGATCAGCAGTCTTCGGCGAGATGGAATGTCTTATGCGAAGATCGGAGAAAAGCTGGACCTTCCTCGTGGACAGGTTCGCAGCTTCTGCCTTTCCAGAACTTCAAAAAATGAGGCAGCTGTACAAGAAGATGGAGAGCATGTGCTCTGCAAGACTTGCGGGAAAGAACTTGAACATACCCCCGGTTTTAGGAAAAAGATTTTTTGCTCGGACGGATGCAGGCAGGATTGGTGGAATCGGTATGCAAAATTCAAAGCAGGCGAAGGACGGGCTACAAACAAAGTTACTTGTCAAAACTGTGGCGAGACGTTTGTGACCTACGGCACCAACCGAAAATATTGCAGCCGAAAGTGCTATTCCGAGCATAGGGGGCAAGAAGGAGATTCAAGGGACTGA